ACTCTTTCCCTACACGACGCTCTTCCGATCTAAAGAAAGCTGCAAGGGGGATTTTATGAACGTAAAAGAAATTAACATAAAAGACATAAGGCCATATGAGAAAAACCCTCGCAAAAACAACAGTGCTGTAGCATATGTAGCAGAAAGCATAAAACAGTTTGGGTTTAAAGTTCCGATAATTATTGATAAAAACAATGTCATTGTTGCGGGGCATACCAGATATAAAGCTGCCAAAAAACTTGGTATAAATACTGTCCCGGTCATTATCGCAGATGACCTTACGGATGAGCAGATAAAAGCATTTCGGCTGGCAGACAACAAGGTCGCGGAACAAGCAGAATGGGACATAGATTTGCTCAATGAAGAACTGGAAGAAATATTCGATATTGACATGACTGACTTCGGCTTTGAGGTACTGGAAGAAGAGAAAGAAGTTGAAGAGGACGGCTACGAGCCTGTAAAACCAAAAGAACCAGTAACACAAAAGGGCGATATTTGGAAAATGGGAGGGCATGTTCTTTTGTGCGGTGATAGCACGTGCACAACAGATGTCGAAAAACTGATGCAAGATGAAAAAGCAGATATGTGCTTCACGGATCCTCCTTATGGATATGAGTATCAGAGCAATGCGAGAAATAAAAGTAAAAAATTTGATGTTATCGAAAATGATGATAAGATATTAGACTTTTTCCCAAATATACAGTTAGTATGTAATGGCTTTGTATTCGTATGCACAACGTGGAAAGTTCTTGATAAATGGCTGCCGCTTTTTAAAAAATATCATGAGCTAACCAACATGATTATCTGGAATAAGGGCGGCGGTGGAATTGGAGATTTAAAACACACTTTTAGCACAGACTATGAAGTTATACTTTGCGCAAGCAATGGTAAGGAATTAACAGGAAAAAGAATAGGGTCAGTATGGACCATCAAAAAAGATTCATCGTCCAGTTATGTGCATCCAACGCAAAAACCAGTTAAGTTGTCCGAGTTTGCGATACGAAACACAACAGAGCGCGGCGACATCGTGCTTGATTTGTTCGGCGGCTCCGGATCAACGCTGATTGCATGCGAACAGATGGAAAGAAAATGCAGAATAATGGAGTATGATCCTGCTTACTGTGATGTCATAGTGGATAGGTGGGAAAAGTTTACGGGTAACAAAGCAGAATTGGTCCGTTGAAGAAAAAGAAAGGTGAGAAGCTGATTGCATGGCAAACGAGAAAAACTTAATCGCAGGAGCACATAAGCTAACTGTCGATGAACAGTCCAAGGGCGGAAAAAAATCCGGACAGGCACGCCGAAAAAAAAAGACGCTTTCAGAGCTTGCCAGAATGATTGCAGATAACCCGGCTCCTGATAATGTAAAAAGAAAACTGGTACAGCTTGGAATTGATGAGGAGAACGCTGACAACAACGCAGCTGTTGCAGCTTCTGTATATAGGAGCGCATTAAAAGGGAACATGTTAGCTGTCGAAAAGTGGGAGCAACTTACTGCAGTATCAGAAGCCGCCAGAGCGGCGGGTGAGTACCACCTTGACCTTGATATCATAGCCGATGTGTTTCACCCGATGGTGCGTGACATCCGAAGCGGACTACACACAGAATATGTTTTGCCCGGCGGACGCGGTAGTACGAAGTCTTCCGGGATTTCGTGCATTATCATAGAGCTACTGAAAAACCACTCAGATATGCACGCCCTGGTGCTACGTAAGGTTGGAAACACTATCAAGGATTCCGTGTATGCGCAGATTAAGTGGGCTATATCGAAGATGGGGCTGGAGGAAGAATTTAGGTTCAAGACTTCTCCATTTGAGATAACCTACAAGCCAACCGGGCAGAAGATATACTTCCGCGGCGCTGACGATCCGCTTAAGATTAAGTCCATAAAGCCGGAGTTTGGCTACATCGGTATCGTGTGGTTTGAGGAGCTGGATCAGTTCGCCGGACCGGAAGAGGTCAGAAACATACAGCAGTCAGCTATCCGTGGCGGTGACAAGGCGTATAGGTTTAAGTCTTTCAACCCGCCAAGAAGCAAAAACAACTGGGCGAATGAGTACACCACGGAAGCAGAGTTCAAGGATTCTGCTGCAAAGGTGGTCCGAAGCACATATAAGGATGTCCCGGCAGAATGGCTGGGTGAACAGTTCATCAATGATGCCGAGCATCTGAAAGAGGTAAATCCTGCTGCCTACGAAAACGAGTACATGGGCGAAGCCAACGGAAACGGCGGCAATGTCTTTGAATTTATCGAAGAACGGACGATCACTGATGAAGAAATCAGCCAGATGGACCGCATCTATCAGGGCGTTGACTGGGGATGGTATCCAGATCCGTATGCGTTTGTGCGCATATATTACGATTCAGCGCGTGAAACTATATTCTTTATTGACGAAATTCGCGAGAATAAAAAGAAAAACAGTTGGACATCTGCGGAGATAAAGCGGCGCGGATATGATGACTACGTTATAACTTGCGACAGCGCAGAGCCTAAATCTGTGACAGATTACAGAGACGATGGTTTGCCAGCAAGAGCGGCAAAGAAAGGCCCGGGGAGCGTTGAATACTCCATGAAGTGGCTACAGGGAAAGAAACTGGTTATGGACCCGAACCGAACACCGGAAGCATGCAAAGAATTTAAGAAATACGAATACGACCGGGATAAGGATGGCAATATCATAAGCGGCTATCCAGACCGGGACAATCATTTAATTGATGCGACCCGTTACGCTACGGAATCGCTGTGGGAGAGACGGGGGAATAGTGCATAATGGGAATCTTATCAACGATAAAAAGGTGGTTTAGCATGATATTTAAACGCCAGGCAGAGGATGCCTTTAATGTAGAATCTATAGTATCTCCGGAGATGGAAAAGGCTATAGATCAGTGTGCAAAGATATACCACGGTCAGCCGGAGTGGTTGGACGATGATGAGGGTATTAAGACTATCAACTTTGCAAAGGCTCTTTGCTCCGAAACTGCCCGCCTGGCAACACTGGGTATCGGAATACATCTGGAGGGCAGCACCCGGGCAACGTGGTTGCAGCAGCAGATAGACCTTGTCTATTCAAAACTCCGCGACTGGGTAGAGTATGGATGCGCATACGGAACCGTGTTTTTAAAGCCAAACGGCACAAGCCTGGATGTATTCACCCCGGCGGACGTGCTGCTTGTTGACTATGACAACTTGGATGTGCGCGGCATCATCTTCAAGGACAGCTACCAGTCCGGGAAGAAATGGTACACCCGTCTGGAGTATCACAGGTTTATGGAGACGGTACAGGATGGCGTGACGCTCTACCCCTACTATGTGAGTAACCGGGCATACGTTTCTAAATCTGCTGAGAGCCTTGGTGATCCGGTGCCGCTGACGAAGACGAAATGGGCTGATATGTTGGAGGACACGCCGCCGATTCTTAAAGCATCCGGGGAGCCGCTGGACAAGCCGATGTTTGGCATCTTCCGCACTCCTCAGGCTAATAACGTAGATATATCGTCCCCACTTGGTCTGCCGATATTCCGCGAGGCATTGAAAGAGCTGGAAGATTTGGATATAGCATACAGCCGGAATGCGGGAGAGATATTTGACAGCCAGAAGATCATACTGGCAGACGACAGGCTGATGTGTGAGAGCGGGCAGAAGATAAAACACCGTGGCCCGGCGGACGCGGTTGGGCTTCCACACTATGTTAAGAATGTATTCGGCAACGATACAAAGGAGTTTTTCCAGGAGATTAACCCACAGCTTAACACCGATACCAGAATCAAGGGCATCAACAACCTGTTAAGCCAGATAGGCTATAAAGCTGGATTTGCAAACGGATATTTTGTTTTTAATGAGTCCTCCGGCATCCAGACGGCTACAGGCGTGGAAGCGGATCAGCAGCGCACAGTGCAGTTTGTCAAAGATGTGAGAGACAAGTTGGAGTCATGCCTTGATTATACGATATATGCCCTTAATGTGTATGCGGATCTGTACGGACTGTCACCTGTCGGACCATATGATGTTACCTATGACTTTGGTGATATCCTTTACGACCGGGAGGCAGACCGTAGCCGTTGGTGGCAGTATGTAATGCAAGGCAAAGTCCCGGCGTGGTTTTATTTTGTAAAATTTGAGGGCATGACCGAGGAGGATGCAAAGGCAATGGTAGATGAGGCACAACCGGATGAAAAACGGCTGTTTGCGGAAGAATAGGAGGCGTAGCGATGATAAGCAACTGTGGACATGATGAGCGCGGCAAGTATTCCGGTGGGAAAGCTGGAGATCAGAAGGGTAACGAATGGGCCATTATCCCGTGGTATAGTCGACCCTGGGGCGTTATGCTCCGGCACCCAAACGCTGCGGTAGGGAAAAAGATTGCTGATCTTGCGGAAAGAGCGGCGAAGAATGACCATATCGGCTATGACCAGGGAGACCGTTACACCTTCTGGCAGCAGCTGAAAGCATCCGGTTACGATCCGGCAAAGATTGCGATTGACTGCGAAGCGGACTGTAGCTCCGGCGTTGCCGCTATCGTAAAGGCTGTGGGATATCTGATGCAGGACAAAAAGCTCCAGGGCGTGAGCATCTACTGTTACACAGGTAACCTCCGGGCGGCGCTTGTGAAGGCAGGGTTCGGCACATACACAGAAAAAGAGTACCTTAACGGTGATACTTACCTGCGTCCTGGTGATATCCTACTGTTGGAGGGCCACCATGTAGCGGTTAATCTGACCGAAGGAAAGCTGGCCAACGTAGGAAACTATTTGACCGGATGGCGCAAATCTGACGGTAAGTATATGTATTTCTCCGGCGGCAAAGCCTTAAAAAACCGCTGGGAACTTATCAACCATCACTGGTACCTGTTTGGCGCAGACGGCTATATGCTGACCGGGTGGCACAGATGGGACGGACACAACGTAGATCCAGAGGGGAACACCGGGGACTGGTACTATCTGGATGAGACTGCCGGGGGAGTCTTGGAGGGTGCTTGTTGGCACAGCCTGGACAATGGAAGCATGGAAATCTGGTATGTTGAGTAGGTGATATCATGTTGACACCGGAGTATCTCAAACGTGTTGCAGAGGGCAGCGAGGATATAGCATCTTCGCTGCATAGCTATATTATTGCCCGAATCATCGAAGCTATCATGATCCGATTGGGGCGCGGGGAGAAGTATATACTTACATCATCCGACCGATGGCGCATCCAGATACTACAGGATGCCGGGTATATGTTGCAGGATATCACGCAGGAGATAGCCCGTTACACAAAGTTGCAGCAAGATGAGATAGCTGCGGCAATGGAGGATGCTGGGGTTAAAGCTACGGCTTATGCCAAGGCTGTTTATGAGGCAGCAGGAATAAGCACAGAGGCGTTACCACAGTCCCCGGCGCTTGTAAGGATACTGCAAAGAGACTACGAGGCTACTATGGGCGAGTGGTCAAACGTGACCAGGACCACCGCAGATTCCGCTCAGAAACTGTTTATAAGCGAATGCGATAATGCTTACCACAAGGTTTTAAGTGGCGCTACATCGTACACACAGGTGGTCAGACAGGCAATCGAAAATGTCGTGCAGAATGGAGTTACTGTCCAGTATCCAACAGGACACAAGGACACGATTGAGACAGCTACAGCGCGGGCGGTGCGCACCGGCATATCTCAGGCATCTGGTGATATCTCTATGGAGCGCATGAAGGAACAGGATTGGGACATTATCCTTGTGTCTGCACACATCGGTGCGCGAACTGGAGACGGCGGGCAGAATCCGGGCAATCATCTGTGGTGGCAGGGGCAGTTTTACAGCCGGACGGGAAAAGATAAGCGGTTTCCTCCGTTTTCCGTGACAGGATACGGCACTGGTGAAGGTCTGGGCGGTTGGAACTGTCGGCACAGCTTTGGTCCCGGTGACGGAATCAATAACCCGTATAAGGACATAGAGACCGACGACAATGTTCGTATGGAGAAACTGGAACAGCGGCAGCGTGCCTTGGAGCGCCGGATCCGCAAGACAAAGCAAGAGGTCATGGCGTTGCAGACTGCTGTTGATAACTGCAAGGATGATGCGCTACGCTTCGAACTGCAAGCCGGGCTTGACAGGAAGTCTTATCTACTCCAGAAGCAGAACAAGGCATACAACGAGTATTGCAAAACTAATGAACTGCGTCCGTTAGCCGACCGCCTTAAGATAGCAAGGTGGGGCAGAGAACAGGCGGCAAAGGCGCGAGGAGCCGCACGGCGGTATGAAAATCTGAAAGGATGACTGGTATGATTGATTATGACGTTGCGTGGGAATATTACAACCCGAATCCGGCCGGGAAGCGGGTAGGAGACTGCGTGATAAGGGCCATCTGCAAGGCAACAGGAAAGGACTGGACAACGGTCTTTTCTGGGATAATGGTAAGGGCCTGCGCCCTGTGTGATATGCCATCCGCGAACTATGTCTGGGGCGCGTATCTCAAAAGCCTGGGGTATCGGCGGCACCTAATAGACGATCACGGCCAGAATATATATACCGTAGTGGATTTCTGCATGGAGCATCCGCGCGGTACTTACATACTGTGCATAGACGGTCATGCAGTATGTGTGCAGGACGGCCATATATTTGACACCTGGGACAGCGGCGGCGAGATCCCAGTATACTACTGGGAGAAAAGCTATGAGTAGATGGGTAGATAAATTGCCGAACGGAGAACTCCGCGAAGAAATAGCAGATATTAATGGATGCAGACATATGTATAACCAAATATGCTGTAACCCAAACAGCGAATTTTGCACTTGGGATATAGGTGAGGATGATTGCCGAAGTTGCATATTTTTTGAACCAGAGGAGACAACAGATGATTGACTTAGAGTTTGTGCGTACTATTGTATCAATTTGCAGCGGCATTGGAACCATCGGAGCCGCCGCCGGGGTGCTTTACACGGTCTATTCCCATGCGAAGAAACCGCAGCAAGATATAGAGAAGCGCGTGGGCGCTATTGAGACGGATATTAAGGACATCAAGGAGAAGCTGGACAACGATTATTCCAACATCAAGCAGAACCGGGAAGATACCCAACTGCTTATGAGGAGCATGTTTAATTTGATTGAAAACAAGATAACCGGAAACAACGTGGAGGGTTTAAAAAAAACCCGGGACGATTTGCTGGAAGCCTTAACGAAGAATTAAGAGGTCTGATATTGAAAGTGTATGATTTTACAGTACCGGAATTAAATAGGTTCCGGGCGCTTGCGAATTTTACACCCGATGAAAGAACTTTATTTGAGTACCGGGCCGCTGGCGTTCCGATGGAGATATGCGCTGAAAACATGAATGTCAGCCTTGCCACCGCGAAGCGGATCAGCCGCCGGGTAAACTCAAAGATTATTCGCGTATGCGGAGAAAGCTAAAAGAAAAGAGCCTGTATCAATGGCTCTTTTCTTTGCTTTGTCCAATTCTTTTTTCAAAATCGTTGACTGCTGCTGTTATAAAGCTGTTTATTGACGAATAGCCAAGTGACTCAGCTACTTCTTTTATTCGCTCTTTTTCGCCCTTTTTTAAAACAAGGCTAATTCGGTCATAGGCTTTCTGGTTGTACCTATTCTTGACCTCCGCTGATGTTTTGCCCACTCTTTCCCTCCTTAACTTTTTCCAGTATCGGCTTGAAGAACCGCTCTTCCGCAGCTTTCCTCGCTGCCACTGCATCTTCAATATTATCGTACCGGCCCAGATTATAGTTTTTTCGTCTGAAAGTAATCTGCGCTCCCCATTTACCTTTTTCCTTGTTCCAGTAAACCCCTTTAAAACCAGATGTGTTGTTTTTAGACAACTGCGCTGTCAATTCTTCTGCCAATGTACCGTCTATATAGTGCTGTTTTTTCCGGTTTTCGTCGAGCGTAATCTTGGCAACCTCAGCAGTATGTTTGCCACATGACCCAATTGTTTTTGCTTTGCCAATAGTGCGCTGGCAAGTTTCTCCACAGTCACATTTGCACTCCCAGATAAAACGGCCTTTCTCGTCTTTGCCTACTCTTTTAATAAAGGTTAGTCGTCCGGTTCTTTGGCCTGTCATATCAATACTTCTATTGCAGCCGCACGATTTCGTGCGGCCAGTTCTTAACTTGTGGCCAGCAATATCTCTTACAGTACCGCACTCGCACTTGCAAGTGTAGTACTTGTTGTTGCTAGAATCAGTTTTGTCAGAATCGCTCAGTACAGTCCATTTACCGAATTTATCGCCCGGGCTTATCATGCGAGAGCCTCCAGAAACTCGATAACATCCGCAATGTTACCAACATGAAAAGGCTGTTCCTTTTTATTCATTCCAGCGTAAAACTCGCCGTCTTCTGTATAAAAAACAATGTCGCTATTGCTGTAAACCTCAAAAGCTTTTTCGGTAAGCTCGCCTGTTCCTGTAAGTTCATATCGTTCCATGAATGCTCCTCCTATTTGATTAATGATTTTGGAATCCAGCAAATCCAGCCCTTATAAGACCCAACGACTTCTCCTGTAGATACTCTTACCTGGATTGCTTTTTCGGATTCTTTCATGATTTCTTCGACTTTTGCAAAAATATATCCGTTCTCTATCTTTTGCGTCCCATCCTCATTTCTTGCAAAATCCATAAAAACATTATATTTTTCTGCTTTTTCCTGCTCTTTGTCAAAAAACCATTCTTTTACCGCGATATAGTTCGTCTTTGCATCCCTCCAAGATTTCTTTAGTGCAGAGGAAATGGTGAAGCCGAATCGTTTGACTAACTGCCATGCTTTTTTCATAATAGCTGATAAATCGTATTTCATTCCCGTTTCCTCCTGCTTGATTGATATCTTTATTTTAACATACTTGCGTAAGTATGTCAAGAAAAACAAGAACTTTTTTAAAACTTTTATGGCCTGTTCCCCTCTACCAAAATCTGAGACAATATAAGCATGAAACAGATGTTTCCTGATGAGGATGAAGTAGAGATACCTATAAAAACCGATTGCCACGATATTTTGATCTTTTTGGAAGAATTGGAGGAAATCGAACATGGCAGCATATCCGAACATGTATCAGCCATACCAGCCGTATCAAGACCGTATGGCGCAGATAAACCAATACCAGCCCGTCCCGCAGCCGATGGCAGCGCCGACAAATAACCAGGGAATACTCTGGGTCCAGGGCGAGACCGGGGCGAAGTCTTACCTTGTTGCGCCTGGATCATGCGTATTGCTGATGGACAGCGAAGCGGAGCGGTTTTACATCAAGTCAACGGATGTATCCGGCATGCCGCAACCTTTACGCGTGTTTGAGTACCACGAAATAAACGGCAGAATGCCGCAGAAGCAGCCGGAAGCTGCCATGAATGATATGTATGTTACCCGTAAAGAGTACCAGGACCTTTTCGACAAATACAATGAGATTCTGGACAAGATAAATTCGTTTCCAGCAAGCGGCGGCTCTACTGCCAAACCGGAGAGCCGGAGATCAAAGGGAGGTGCGGCAGCAGATGAGTAACCCATTATTCCAAATGTTCGGCGGTGGCATGCCGATGGGCGGAAATGGCCCCTTGCAGATGATGCAGCAGTTTGCGCAGTTTAAGCAAAACTTTAAGGGAGATCCCAAAGCCGAGGTACAAAAGATGTTGCAGTCTGGCAGAATATCACAGGCGCAGCTTGATCAGGCTCAGCAGATGGCACAGCAGTTTCAACGGATGCTGGGCGGTATGAAATAATACATTATCCCGGCCGGGAATGTAAATAAATCAAAGGAGATATCAATATGGATGGAACTTACAGCTTAGCCGACATTGCGGCGGCTACCGGAACCAACAACCGGAACAATGACGGTATGTGGGGCGGGGACGGCGCATGGTGGATCATTATCTTATTCCTCTTCGTCTTCTGCGGATGGGGTGGCAATGGCTGGGGAAACGGCGGAGGTGGAGCAGCCGGAAGCGCATACACCGATTCTGCAATCCAGCGTGGCTTTGACAACCAGGCAGTTATCAGCAAACTGGACGGCCTGTCCAGCGGCCTGTGTGATGGCTTCTATGCCATGAATAACGGTATGCTTACCGGATTCAACGGCATCAATACAAACGTCATGCAGACTGGCTTCGGCATCCAGCAGGCTATTAATGCCGATACTGTAGCCAACATGCAGAACACCAACGCACTCCAGGCGCAGCTTGCTCAGTGTTGCTGTGAGACCCGGGAAGCAATCCAGGGTGTAAACTACAACATGGCGCAGAACACCTGTGCACTCCAGAACACCATGAACAGCAACACCAGAGACATTATCGACAGCCAGAACGCTGGAACAAGAGCCATTCTTGATTATCTTTGCAATGAAAAGATTTCTAATCTGCAGGCTGAAAACAATGACCTCAGACGTGCCGCTTCTCAGGACCGCCAGAGTGCACTTCTCACAACTGCAATGGCTTCACAGACCCAGCAGCTCATTAATGCGATCAATCCGGCACCGATTCCGGCTTACCAGGTGCCGAACCCGAACGTATACTATGGCTGCAGCACTGGATGCAACTGCTGACAACCTCATATCTGTATCTTCTGACCATTTTCCTGACATCGGCAATATGGTCAGATGTTCGGCCCAGAGCCGGTATTACGCAAATCGGCAGGCTCAGTCCTGCCTTTTTGCGATATGAAAAAGGAGAAAACAATATGGCTGAATATGTAGCTGTTGCCGCTCAGGATGTGGCAGCGAATGGAAATGTAGTATATACCAACACAGCGGTAAAAGGGACCGCATGTGTTCAGCACCGGGAGGGCAGCGGAATAGTTACTCTCAGAGGAATGACGAACCAGTGTAAGGCCCGCTATTTTGTGGCCTTTTCTGCAAATATTGCCGTTCCGACCGGAGGGACAGCAGAAGCAATTTCCCTTGCAATCGCGATCGGCGGCGAACCGGTCTTATCATCTCAGATGATATCCACTCCTGCGGTGGTGGAAGCGTTTAACAACGTATCCGCAGGTATCTTTATTGATGTGCCGCGTGGGTGCTGCTCAAATATTGCAGTGGAGAACACCAGCACGCAGGCTATAACCGTAGCAAACGCAAATCTTGTGGTAACACGGGTAGCATAAGGAGGTTGGATGATGAGAGATATTAAAGATCTGTGCGCACGAATTGAAGATGAAATATCCAATATCGCAGAAAAAGGCCTCACCTCTGGCAATCTGGACACCGCCTTTAAGTTGATTGATATGTATAAGGATATCAAAAACACAGAGTACTGGGATAAAAAGGGCGAGTATTATATGACCGTGCTGGATCAGATGCGTGACGGTGTAGGTGATTACAGTGAACGGCGCGGACGGGATAGCATGGGCCGCTACAGTGCTTCGGATGGACGGATGATGCCGGATTATGACCGCGGAGCATCTTACATGCGCCGCGGGGAACATTATGTGCGAGGGCATTACAGTCGCAATGATGGACGGGATGCCTACGATGATTACATGACTCAGAAACAGAGCTACCGTTCTGGAAAATCCGAAGACTGCAAGCGCAAGATGCTTGCAGCACTGGAAGAGCATCTGGATGGGCTGACCGCTGAGATTGGGGACATGTCAAAGGACGCGGAGTGCCGCGAAGAACGTGACCTTGTGAAGCGGTATGTTGATAAACTTAGAGATATGTTATAAACGTGTGGATAGCTTACATACGGATAAATGATACATTATAAGTGCAGCAAAGATTCACAGGAGGTTAATCTTTGCTAGCCAATTTACACCTCCCACGCACGCCCTTAATATAAACGGGTTATCCCGGAGGTTAAAAGCGGGCGAAATTCCCGGCGTGCGTATTTGCCATACCAATGGCACGGATTTTTGCTTTTGGCAAAATCCTCCTTTTCCCTCATAGCCGATAGGCTGTTAAGGCGGCTTACGACCGCCGTGAGGGTTCTTGCTGTTCACCCCTAGCCAATGCAGCAAGACTTTTTCACATCGACTTCTTTCTTAAAACACCGGCTACATATTGCAACCGGTGTTTTAGGACCGTTAGCTCAGCGGTGAGAGCGCCAGGCTCATAACCGGGTGGTCCGGGGTTCGAATCCCTGACGGTCCATTACCCCGCCCGTGGTCTATCGGGCTTAATCCATTTACCTGCGGCGGCAGGTCAATAAACACGGCCAGGAGGATAGATATGCAGAAACTTATTGAAACACTTGGATCATTTGGCATCGAGATTCCGGAGGATAAGCAGGCAGATGTGAAAAAAGCACTGTCTGAGCATTACAAAAACGCCGGAGAGGTTACGAAAACACTCACTAAGGTAGAGGGTGAGCGTGATGCCTGGAAAGAACGTGCAGAGACAGCAGAAAACACTCTTAAGAGTTTTGAGGGAATTGACCCGGAAAGCATTAATGGTGAGCTTGCAACCTGGAAACAGAAAGCGGCAGATGCAGAGAAAGAGTATAACGACAAGATCTATGAAAGAGATTTTGCGGATGCTCTCAAAACCGCACTGGAAGATGTTAAATTCTCTTCCACATCGGCGAAAAAGGCGGTTATGGCTGATATCAAGGATGCCGGTCTTAAGCTTAAGGACGGAAAGATTCTTGGCCTTAATGACCTGTTGGAGCAGATGAAGAAAGACGATGCATCTGCGTTTGTTGACGATGACCAGCAGACGGCAATTCAGAACCAGGCACGATTTACTACTGGTATTACACATAACAACAAGCCGGGCAAGATGACCAAGAAAGAAATCAAGGACATCAAGGACACAAGCGAGCGCCAGGCGGCCATTGCAAGTAACATGGCTCTGTTTGAGTAATTCGCTTACCGATCATGCGATTTGAGTATGACCGCTAACCCACAAACCTTTTAAAAGCTATGGGTAGAAAGGATTTTTTAATGGCAAAACAAAATCTTATCAAAACCGAAAACATCCAGGTGCGCGCCCGAGAGATTGATTTTGTTACCAGATTCGAACGGAACTGGGAACACCTCCGGGAAATTCTCGGAGTGCTGAGGATGATCAAAAAAGAACCTGGAGCAACTCTGAAATCTAAATACGCCACCGGAACCTTACAGAGCGGTAAGGTCGCAGAGGGTGACGAAATCCCTTACTCCAAATTCGAGGTAAAAGAAAAAGAGTATGCTGAAATGGATGTGGAGAAGTATGCAAAGGCTGTATCCATCGAGGCGATCAAGACTTATGGCTACGATGTGGCTGTGGAGATGACGGATGAAGAGTTCCTCTTCCAGCTCCAGACGGATGTGACGGGAAAATTTTACACCTATCTTAAGACTGGTACTCTTACCTCTACCGAGAACACTTTCCAGATGGCTCTCGCTATGGCAAAAGGCCGCGTTGAGGACAAGTTTAAAAACATGCACCGTTCCATTCCGAATGGTGTTGTTGGATTCGTAAACATCCTTGACGTTTATGAGTATCTTGGTACTGCGAACATTACTGTTCAGAATCAGTTCGGTTTCCAGTACCTGAAGGATTTTATGGGCTTTAATACCGTATTCCTTCTGTCTGACAGCGAAATCCCGCGTGGAAAGGTGATTGCTACGCCTGTGGACAACATTGTGCTTTACTATGTTGACCCGAGTGATTCAGACTTTGCGCGTGCTGGACTCTCTTACACTGTGTCCGGTGAAACAAACCTGATTGGCTTCCATACTCAGGGCAACTACAGCACCGCAGTATCCGAGGCGTTTGCGATCATGGGTATGGTGCTATTTGCTGAGTACCTGGACGCTATCTCTGTCATTACATTCGGATCATCTCAGACTCTTGGTGATCTGACTGTGCAGTCTGCAGCAGGCTCATCCAGCGGAACAACGAAGATTACTGTTAGTCCAGAAAAGGGCAACGCTGGCAACGTCTATAAGTACAAAGTGGCATCATCTGAGACCACTGTAGAGTATGGACAGAACGTAAAGAACTGGAGCGCATGGGATGGTAAGTCTGACATCACCGCGACTACAGGTCAGACCATTACCGTAGTTGAGTGTGACAGCACCTATAAGGCACTGAGCGCAGGACATGCGACAGTAACCGCAAATGCGTAAGGAGGGTTCCGGCATGGCATATGCAGACTATGAGTTTTACCAGACATCATTTTTCGGCAATGTCGTGCCGGAATCTGATTTTATGCGGATGGCTGAGAGGGCGAGCGACTTTATTGACACTCTGACCTTTGACCGACTGGTGGACGGCCTGCCAGGGGATGAGCGGCAACAGAAGCGCATTAAGAAAGCTGTCTGCGCTGCGGCTGATATCCTGTATCAGATTGATATTGCGGAGCAGAACGCGGCAGCGGCGGCAACTGGCACGGCTACCACCTTGCCGGGTGGCGGCACGACCACGGGAATAGTAACCTCTGTATCATCCGGCAGCGAATCCAGATCATACGCAACCCCGCAGCAGATTGGAGCGAGTGCAAAGGAATGGAGTGCGGTATATGCCGCCGCCGGAGATGTGCGGAAAACGAATGACTTACTCTTAAAGACAGCTTTACCGCTTCTGATGGGAGTAAGGACGGATGAAGGGATACCAATTTTATATGCGGGGGTGTGAGTATGAAATGTAGACAGTGCGGAAAAGAACTCAAGCCACATTGGAGTACCGATATTTGTCTTGAATGTTCAAGGGAAAATGTGAAAAAGATATTCAGAGAAAATCCCGAAGTAAAGCAGGCGTTCCGTGAAACTATTGAAGAACTTAAAAAGCCTGAAAATATTGAGAAAATAGCTAAAAATACAGCTAATTTTATGAATGCTATTCAGAAGTTAAGGAGTGAAAAACAATGAAAAAGTTATTTATTTCTCAGCCTATGAGAGGAAAGACAGACGAGGAGATCCTCGCAACACGCGAGAAAGCTATTGCAAAGGTAGAAGTGCTTGAGACATTCTTCCAGGGCGCTCCGGCTGGTGCAAAGCCGCTTTGGTATCTCGGCGAATCCATCAAGTATCTGGGAGAGGCTGACGTTGCCTTTTTCGTCAAAGGCTGGGAAGACGCACGCGTATGCCGTATCGAGCATGAGTGTGCGAAGTAATATAATGTTGATCGCATCGAAGAGACAGAGGAGGACTAACATGGAGACCCTATTTGCAAACATGACTATGATCTTGGCAGTGATCGGGATTCTGGCGTTCTGCGTGTCGGTCATCACCCAGGTTTTTAAGGGTGTAGGTGCACTGTCAAGGATTCCGACCGATGCACTGGTGTTCGTTCTTTCCATCGGTATTTCTGTAGCCGCTTTTGTGGCATACATGCAGTATATCCAGATGCAGATATTATGGTACATGATTCTGGCAGCTATCATGGCGGGCTTTATCGTTGCCTTTGTAGCTATGTATGGCTGGGAAAAGCTCACGGAGCTGTGGAAGCGCATGAGTAATAACGGAAAAGACTGGAGCAAGTAATGGGAAACATACCGTTCCGGCAGACACGATTCTGGGAAAACTGCGAGAAAAGAATATTTGACGGCGTTGGAAAGTACAATATCCCGGAAATACAGGGAATGTATGATATTGATGAAATATCAGACTTCATCGGATGGAACTATGCTCTGAAAGAAAAGCACCCGGAAGATAAAGCGGTACATTTCTTTGTCGATGATTACCAGTTTAACCGCCTGTGGACGAACCCAGATGCGTATCTGGAGAAGCTGAAACGGTTCCAGTATGTTTTCACCCCGGATTTCTCCCCTTATGCAGACTTCCCGAAAGCGGTGCAGGTGTTCAATCACTTCCGCAAGCACTGGATCGGCGCATACCTGCAAGAGAATGGCGTGCGTGTTATCCCTACAGTCACATGGAGTTACCCGCCGTCATACGATTTCTGTTTTGACGGTGAGCCGAAAAACTCTGTGGTTGCTATCAGCAGTGTAGGTTGCATGAAAAGCAAACGTAACAAGCAGATGCTCATTGATGGTTATAACGAGATGGTTAAGCGATTGGAACCATCCTGCATCATCTTTTATGGCATGGTGCCGGACGAATGCAAAGGGAACATCATTCGCGTGAAGCCGTTTCAGAACAAGTTTAAAAAGGCGGTGTGTGGCTGATGTATGACAAAACGGTAACGGTATTTAACTTCTACAGCTCCAAAACCGCAGGCTTATCATACTGGTATCCGCACATCCTGTCCGGCGTTGACCTGATAACCGATCACGGCGCAATGCTGAAAAAGTATGGCCCGGACAGTACCGACAATGCCGCACTGCATATTGCTTACACCCCAGACGGGGACAAGGTGATGGTGCAGCGGTCAGACGGTGCAGCGGTGCCGTGGTTGCCCCCGAAAGCATGGGCGGCGCAGGTCAATGATGATCTTCCGGGCAGTATCACCTTCGGGCCAGAGGACTTTTTCTGGCAGGGTGAATGGACTGGCTGCATGGTTGTGGATGATGATTACCGCAATGGTTTTTACCAGTACATGAACAGCAACCGCGACAATGTTTACAAGATAACCAGTGTAGGTGGACCGTATACGGTTATCCCACATTTTGAAATCTTAGGAAAGTAGGCAGAGTTATGGCAAAAGGTGAGAGCGGATTCACAAAAGCAGGTAAAGGCCAGAATAACGGTTATGCGCCGGGAGATTCGCCATATCAAGCTATGTCTCGCGAAGCTGGACAAATCATACGAGATTTGGGATATGATCCGATGATGCCTATATCCATGCAAATTCCGTGGGACGAGGAATTTTCTGCTTTATCTGATCGACATTATACGGCTATTTATAATTCCATATCAGACGGACAATCACCCACAAGTCGCTTTTCTAAGGCTACTGGTGAAGAAATATTAAAGCGCGTGGAAAGAAACAAGGTTTATGTAGCAGACAGAGCTAGGCATAAAGGAATATCTGATGCTAAAGGAAACATTGACGAAGCCGCTACAGTAAGAAACTATAGGGATGAAATGAAAAAGTTATCCGCTATTGAAGAATATGTCAAAAAGAAGTTGAAAAGGAAGTAATCATGGCAAAAGGCGAGAGCGGTTTTAAAAAGACTGCTGCTAATAGCAGAATAGAAAGCTTGCAGTCTTTGTCTGATAAGATCAAAAGCATAGATAAGAAAATCCAGAAATTACAAGATGAATCTGCGCAGGTCTTAAGATTGCGGGAAAATTCATGGGATTCTGCGCCGCCAAGATACCACGAAATATCGCAAGAAATCCGTGAGCTTAAAAACAAACAGACCGATTTGCGGTATGAGCGGGAAAAACTGAGAACAAAAGACGAACCTAAAACAACTAAGACATTTGTGAACAGTTTCGGCGAAGCTACCAAGCGAGAAATAACCAGTGCGTCATATGAACGGGCGCAGCGGCGGCTTGATAAGCAAATCTGGAGCAGGTTTAAGGGGCGGTAATATGGCAAGGAGAAGCAAGCGCTTTTATCTTAAAAATCTGTCATACAATGCTGGCAGCATTCATCTGAAACTCGACATGTCCCGCTTTGAACGGCAGTTTCAGCAGGCACAATACTATCTGGACGGCGCTGTCATGAACAGTATGGTGCCGTATATGCCGATGGTAACGGGCAGCTTTATCAATACCACCCGTGCTGCCAGTGCGGCGGTACAGGGAAGCGGCTTTGTGTATGCCGGATATGGCCCACAAGGGCGCTATCTGTATGAGGGTAAGGTCATGGTTGATGAACTGACCGGATCACCCTGGGCGCGGCTTGGAGCACGTAAGGTGCTTGTGAGTGAGTACACAGGCAAGACCAACGCACGAGAAAACATCACTTACACGCGCCAGGCACACCCAAAAGCACAGGATCACTGGTTTGAAGCGGCGAAGCAGGCAGACGGAAAGACATGGATAAAAGGCGTAAAGCGCATAGCTGGAGGTGGTAAGCATGGATAAGGTCATAGGGCGGGACGCAAGCGGATTTGATATCCTCACCCGCGCGGTGAAATCCCTGTTAAATCAATATCCCGGCCTGGAAGATAGCGAGGTCATTAAGTTTGAGGAGCTTGGGAAAGAATCCGGAATAGCCTTTTCAGCTGACAATGGGGCGCTGGTGTATGCAGAATCGGAAGATGTCTGCGGCGGCATCCATCAGCAATGCCAGTATCCGTTTTACGTGGTATACCGCACAGCAGCCACAAAAGAACGGCTTAAGCTGAATGTACAAGACTTTCTTGACACCCTCGGCAAGTGGATATGCCGGGAGCCTGTTGTAATAAACGGCACTCAGATGCGCCTAAAGGCCTTTCCGGCCCTGTCTGATGGTCGAGTGATAAAACGCATTACCCGCGATAACTCATACGGTTTAGAGCCAAATGAGGAAGCGGTGCAAGACTGGGTACTGCCTGTTACGGTGCAGTACACCAATGACATAAAACCGATTGATTAGAAAGGAAAAAAGACATGATTGAACGTAAGTTTTTGGCTCACTATGTAGACGCGGCTTTCAGTTCTTCTACCCCGACTTATGTAAGACTCGGCAAAAATCTGGAAGAGTACAACGAAGAGCTTAACCCAGATGTTGAGGTAACAAAGAACATTCTGGGCGAACAGTCTGTACAGCATTCCGGATATGAAGCACAGGCAGATGTTGACCCGTTTTATTTTGAGGACTATGATGACACGCTGTCTACTAAGATCATGGAGCTGGCAAACACTAGAGCTACCGGAGATAAGTGTAAGACAACTATGGTTGATGTGCTGTTAAAGCCTGGATTATCTGATGATGCTGCGCCGACTGCTGTATGGGCTTATCGCGAAGATGTGTATCTGATTCCGAACAGTGTAGGTGGTGACACTTCCGGCATACAGACTCCGTTTACTCTCTATAAAGCAGGAAACAGAGTCAAGGGTACATGGGATGTAAGCAAAAAGACTTTTACCCCGTCTTCCAGTCTGGAGTAAAGGAGGTTATCTATGGCAAGACAGCTTAAGATTGATGACCGGGAATGGATCGAGGTTACCGATGCAGCCGGGAATGTAACTGGTGGCTTTTGGTGGAACCCGTCTGACCTGGACATCATAAAAAGATGTGAAAAAACGCTGAACTTTTTTGAAACTGCACAGATTCCAGATGTTGATTCAGATCTGGATAAGCTTTATGAGTTCACAGATCAGGTGAAGACTGCTTTTGATGAACTTCTGAACAGCAGCGGCGCATCTGATGTGCTTTTCAAAAATGCCAACCCGCTGACTCCGCGACCGGACGGAACTCTTCACTGCCAGTATGTGCTTGATGTACTCGTAGATTTTGTTTCGAAAGAATTTAACACGAGAATCAAAAAGAGCAGCAGCCGGGTAAAAAAATATACGGACAAGTATAAGAGTGCGTAGTGGTTATGATCTTCCTACTTCCATCGAGATCAACGGAGCAGAATATAAGATCAGGACTGATTACAGGACTATTCTGGACATTCTGATTGCCTGCGCCGACCCGGAGTTGACACCATACGAGCAGCAGGAGGTTATGTTTAATATCCTGTATATTGATGGTGAGAGTATTCCGCTGAGTGATTATCGCGAAGCGTGCGAGAAAGCCGTGGAATTCATTGACTGCGGCTCCACAGAAGAAAAAAAGAAATCTCCGCGTCTTATCGACTGGGAACAGGATGCTGGGATAATCGTTCCGGCAGTCAATAAAGTGGCAGGAAAAGAAATCAGAGCACTTGAATATATGCACTGGTGGACATTCCTGTCTTTTTTTATGGAGATCGGGGACGGGCTTTTTTCTCAGGTTCTTTCTATCCGGCAGAAAAAGGCAAAGAGAAAAAAGCTGGAGAAATGGGAGCGGGAGTTTGAAAGGGAAAACAGCTCTCTTGTCAAGTTGGAAAACAAGATGAGCGAGGAAGAAAAAGAAACTATCAGAAACATGGAAAAATGGCTGTAAGGAGATCGTATGGCAGACGGCAGTATCATTATTGACACAAAGATTGATGAAAAAGGTGCGCAACAGGGCGTAAAGGAATTGAAGTCTGCTATTGAACAGCTTACTAAATCCATACAGATCCTGTCCACATCTATAACCACATCTTTCAACGGCATTCACAATGCAGCCGCAAAGGCCGCAGTGGATGCCGGGAGCCTTTCTGATTCTTATAAGAATGCGCAGAAGAGCGCGGAAGATCTGCGGAAAGAAGCGGAAAATATCAAGATTGATCGTGGAGAAGACCTTGAAAGCAAGAACATACCGCAGAAAACAGCAATGGTAGATCCAAATAATATTGGATATGACAAAGCAGCTGTTGACTTTGTGAACCAGTATGTCAAGGGCGCGGAGAAGGCAGTTCAATCTACTAATGAATTTAAAAATGAAATCGGAAGATTAAAAGAAAAAATAAAAGAGCTTGAAGGGAACGGGTTATATTTTGGAGATGAAGAATATGACGAAATATATTTGAAATTGCAAAAAGTAAGTCAAGCACTTAAGGATTATAAAAAAGAGCTGACATCTCCGACCCCAAATGCAAATCCATTTGGCCTTAATACCATGTCTGGACAGATTGTGGATTTGCAAAGCAAACTTCAAAAACTCGTTGACACTGGGAGAAATTTTGGAGATGAGGAATTTGACAAGGCCTATCTTGACCTTCAAAAAGTAAAGCAGGCTCTTAAGGATTACAAAAAAGAGCTTGTTTCTCCGACTCCAAATGCCAACCCATTTGGACTTAATACGATGCAAGGGCAAATCGTTGATTTACAGAATCGGTTGAAAAAACTTACGGATTCTGGAAAAGGGCTTGGTGATGCACAGTATGATGAGGTTTATGTAAAACTAGCAAAAGCAAAAGAAGCAGCAAAAGAATATGCATCAGAACTGACTAAGATTCAAAACACTGAGCCTAAGCCTAGTATATTTGATGGCTTAATATCAAAACTTTCCGTTTTGGCAAAAAAAGCGCGTTCAGTTGTTTCTATGTTTGGAAAAATGGTTGCCTCAAATATTGCTAATGGTATTAAAAAAATATCATCCGGCATTCTAGGCATCCATAAAACATCCAATAAGAGCACCATAAGTATAGGCAAGTTACTAAAGTATTTATTCGGCATCCGGAGCCTGTATGTGCTGTTCAACAAGCTCCGAAGCGCCCTTGTGGACGGATTCAAAAATTTAGCCCAGTATTCCGGCAGCACCAATGGTGTTATATCCGGCTTGATATCTTCGCTCACGCAGCTTAAAAACAGCTTTGCCACTGCGTTTGCTCCAATACTGACAGCGGTAGCTCCTGCGCTGAATTATCTTATCAGCCTTCTTAATTCAGCTGTTACCGCCATAGCGCAGTTTATGGCAGCGTTGACAGGCCAGAAAACATTTACAAAGGCAACCAAAGTCCAGCAAAACTACGCGGAATCTCTGAAAAAGACCGGAGGGGCCGCAAAAGAAGCCAAAGGCGAACTTGCATCATTTGATAAACTGAATGTCCAGAAAGATGAAGATTCTGGAAGAGGCGGAGGTGGCGGCGGAGCATCACCAGCAGATATGTTTGAAACGGCAGAGATTGAAAGCCGGTTTAAACAGATGGCCGATAAGATTAAAGGCTTTATTAAAAGCGAGGACTGGTCCGGTCTTGGTGCGTATATGGCAGATGGCATTAATGCAGGTCTGCAAAAAATATATGATGCAATCAACTGGGACAATGTCGGACCGAAGATCACATACTTCGTAAACGCATTTACAGAGACATTCAACAGCCTTGTTGATAACATCGACTGGGATTTACTCGGCAGAACGCTCGGTGCTGGCCTTAATACTCTGGTAAACACCCTGCTTTTATTCGTGGACGGCATCGACTGGAAAAATCTTGGCGCAAAGATTGCCATAGGTGCAAACAGTCTCGTTGATGAGATTGACTGGTGGAAACTTGGCCGATTATTCATTGCAAAATTCAACATCCTTGCTGAGATGCTTGATGGCTTTTTCAATGGCAATGGAGACAGTGCTGGATTCGACTTTTTAAAGCTTGGAATATCTCTTGGAAATGGCATCAATGGCGCTATTGATTCTATTGATCCGCATGTGTGGGCCGGAGCATTAGGCGGTGCTGTAAAAGGATTAATCGATACGCTTGTCGGAACTCTAGCCGGGGTGGATTGGCAAGAAATTGGAACAAAAATAGCAGAGTTTATAGGCTCTATTGATTACGGAGGAATACTTGCATCTCTTGTTCGTGGCATTGGTCCTGTTTTTGGCGCGATAGGGGGAATTATAATTGGACTCCTTAAGCCTGGTTGGAATGCAGCTGTGACGTGGTGGAAAGAAACGGCATTTAAAGACGGTCAATTTACCATGCAGGGATTAAGAGATGGAATTAACAAAGCATGGGCCGATATAAAAACATGGGTTAAAGAGCACATATTCCAACCGTTTATTGACGGATTTAAGCTAGCGTTCGGCATTCATAGCCCATCAACTGTTATGGCAGAAATGGGCGGCTATTTGATGGATGGTCTTATCAATAAGATAACCGATATGATACCGAATCTTATAGCAAAAATCACCGATATTAAAACAAAAATGTCAGAAAAATGGGATGAAGTTAAAGAAAACGCTAGTGAAAAGTGGGATGACATTAAGAAAACTATCTCAGAAAAATGGGACAAAATCAAAGAAGATTCTGGCACAAAAGTAGATGAGTTTAAGAAAAAAGTCAGTGACGCATGGGATTCGTTGGGGGAAAAAACCTCGAATATATGGAACGGAATATGGGATACCATTAATGGTGTTATCAAAAAGATAAGTGGAATTGGTAGTAACATATGGAACGGTCTGACAGGCGGTTCTTTAGGCATCTCAGAGTATTCTTTACAGACTTCTGTTCCGAGCGTAGCAAGTGTTTCTTTGCCGCACTTGGCATCCGGAACTGTAGTGCCGCCGCGTGCCGGAGAATTTGCCGCAATCCTTGGTGACAACAAGCGAGAAACGGAAGTTGTGTCACCTTTGTCAACCATAAAAAAGGCCATGATAGAAGCTTTACAGGCTGTTGGAATGACTGATAACAGCGGAGATATAGTCGGACATATTTATCTGGACGGAAAAGAACTTGGGAACTCGACTGTTAAATTTGTCCGGCAGGAAACAAAGAGAACCGGAAAGAATCCGGTGCTGGTGTAGGAGGTACATATGCAGCAGGACTATAAAGGATATCTCGTTAAGTTTGGGAGCATGGCGCTCCCGAACGCTTTCCTGACACGGTACGTTTCTACGCCAGATCAGCGAACAGAGAAAAAAGCGTGGCGCGATAACAACAATGATTTGCAGCGTGTCACATCTCCTAATTTTAAAACCACTCTAAAGCTGGAGATCAGACCGCTGTCACAAAAAGAAAAAGACTTATTTAATTAGATCGGAAGAGCGTCGTGTAGGGAAA